GTTTTGTCTGATGCTGTAGGAAACATATCATACATGGCAGGTGCTCAAGCAATTAGAAAATTTGTACAATCTACTAGCGGAGATAGTTTATCAAATGATGATGTCTTTGGTGCAATTTCTGGTGCTATTTTAAACCCTAACACTGAGCTATTATTCAGTGGAGTTGATATGAGAAACTTTCAACTTACTTTTAAGTTAGTTCCTAGAGATCAAAATGAAGCAGCAATGGTCAACTCTATAGTAGGACATTTTAAAAAGGCATCTCTACCAAGTAGAGTTCCAGATAAAATTTTTGGTAATGAGAGTGCAGTTAAAAAGAATTTTATTGGTGCACCAAAATTAGTAAAAGTAAACTTCATGTCTGGTGAAAGTGAACATCCACAGTTACCAAAATTTAAAATGTGTGCTTTAACTCAGGTGGATGTTAACTATACTCCTGATGGTGTATATGCAACTTATGAAAGTGGACAACCAGTAGCATATCAAATGACACTTAATTTCCAAGAGACAAAGATTGTATTTGCAGACGAAATAAATGCAAATGGAATAGGAGGTATAAGATAATGTTTTTTAGTATAGTTCCCGACATTCAATACGATGAGAAACCAATCAGTTATCCTTTCTCAGAATCTGATTTCGTAACTGCAAAAAATTTCTTTCGTCGTTATAAAGTTAACGAAAATGTTTTTCAGTATGCTACGTTCTTTAAAAAATATACTATTAGAGATGGTGAGAGACCAGAGACAGTAGCAGAAAAAATTTATGGTAATCAGTTTTATGACTGGGTAATTCTGTTAACTAATAACATGGTCAATGCACAGTATGACTGGCCACGTTCTAACTATGAAATGTATAAGATAGTTGAAGAAGAATTTGATGATCCATACTCTGAGATATCTCACTATGAAATTAAAGAAACCATTGGTCATTACCAAGCAGGTTTACGTGTAGATAAAACTTTTTATGATGGTACACACAAATTAAACATAGATGGTAGTGTTCAAATAAAAAATGGCAATGAGATTGCAAGTCCCATTACCGTTGCTGAATACTATCAAGATGAAAATGAAAAGAAAAGAGAAATATATCTATTGAAACCTCGTTATCTAGAATCTTTTGTAAAAGATTTTAAGAAACAAAATCTTTATAAGAAAGACGATAATTATATTAGTCAAACACTTAAGAAAACTGGTTGACTTTTTTGACAAAAAAATACCCAGAAAATTTTTCTGGGTATTATAGAATTCAGTTTGCGATTTTGGATTTACTCCTCTGCAAGTCTGGCAAAGTATGAAAGAGCATCGTCATCTTCAACGATTGCTTCTTCTTTCACTGGTGTTGGTGCTGCAGCAACTGGTGCTGGTGGTGCAACAACTTCATACTCTTCATCATCTACTGTAGGTGTTGTTGGTCTTTGACCAATGCCAAGAACCATGTTAAGACGACGCTCAAGATCTTCGTAAGACTTGAACTGTTCTCTAGAAGTAAATGCTTCTAGCGAGTACTCTTTTTTCCATGTCGCTTCAAGTTCATCATCGTCTGCACTAAGAGCAGAAACGCTATCAAACTCAGAGCTGTCATAGTTCCAATAACCTGCGACTTTTTTGATCTTTAACTTAAAGTTAGCACCTTCCCAAAGATCAAACACATTGATAGGTGTCTCATCTTGGAACTCAGGTTGCATTGCTGCAAGGATCTTATCATGGATCTTCTTGCCATACTTATACAAGAATACTTTTCCCTCATTCTCAGGGTGCTTAGGATCTTTGACGACATAGATGTTGCTGTAGTACTGAAGCTTACGCTTTTGCTTACGAGCAGTCTCTTTGTCTTCTTCGTTACCGCTGTTCCAGAGACGACGGTTAACTTCACCAACAGGATCCTTCTCACCAAGAGTGGTTAGAGAATTCTCAATGTACCAACCACCAATACCTTGGAAGGCATGGGAGTATAGTTTTGCCCACGGGATGCTTTCACCATCAGGAGCGGGGAGGAAACGGATTACTGCGTAACCATTTCCAGAAGCGTCAACCTCTGGTTTCCAGAATCTATCATCAACGTTTTTACCGCTCGATGTTTTCTCCAATTCTTTCTGTAAGAAAGAGAAATTGTTCTGGGATTTACGCTTTAAATCTGCGAATGACATAGGATTACCTCGGATTAATTTGGATTTGGTTTGTTGCTAGGTCTTACACTCATAAATGTGATGCCTAGATTATTATTTAACTCTCTTCTTCTACTTGCTTCTTCATTTTTTCTACTTTCTCTACTAATTCATCGAACATCGCTTCTATAGTAGTGTTAGGAGTAGCACCTAACATTATAACACCTTGTCTCATAGTTTCAACTACAGACTTTGCCTCAGGGTCATCGCTCAGTTTAGCACGAGCATAAAAAACTTTTTGTTTATCTATTAGTTTCTCTAGAGCTTCAAAGTACTCCAACTTTCTATCAGAATCTAATAGAATAAAATTCATAGCAGATCTGAAACAGAACTGTTGAAGTTCCATCATCTCTTGAATGTCACCTTTTACGATTTCAGATTTAAAGAAGCTCATACTAGCATTAGTTTGGCACGACTGGTTTTTTTCATGAAGTTTAATTGTTGTGCTTCATGACGTAACTTTTCTTTGAGAGGTTTACTGATAAGTTTGTTAACACTATCTAGTTCAATCTCATTCACTTCACAATAGTGGATCACCGAATCAATGTAATTCATTTCTGGATTGTGTAATGCAATCTTCTCCACTTCCTGCGAGAACTTCGCAGCGGTCATAAATTTATCCTCTAATAATTGTTTTTTGTCCATATCGTTGTTGGTATTCGTCGATGTAACTCATCAACCTGATAAAGTATTCTTTCTTAGGAGGATGCACGACGACCTGAGTTTCCCCATTCTCACAAGCAACGATTGTTACGAGTTGTTTTACTGTCAACCCGTAAATTTCTTGAAGCATACATGCATATGCTGTTTCCTGTACAAAATAGTCGTATAAGTATTGCTCACGCTTAGGTTCTTGTGCTGTTTTGAAATCAATAATAGACAACACACCATCGAACTCAGCGATACAATCTACTCGCCCTGCCAATTCTAAATGCTTTGAATAGAGGGCGGCTTCCTGTAAGTAAATATTATTTATACGGTCTAAAGTATCCCTAGAATGATGAAACATCAAGACAGGAAGTGGATACTTACTATACTTTTTTAGGTCTAAATTGTTATTAAAATAATCTTCAGCGATGGAGTGATACTTTGTACCTCTTCCTGTAGCACGAGTGGTTTTAGCGTTTGCTTTTTCCTCTCCTACTCTCTTTCGCCAACGTGCAATGTTTGCTTTCTTTGCAGCATTATTACTAATCACAGTAGTGACAGATGGAAACTTGTATCCCTCAGGTGTTCGGTACATTCTTTTACCTTCCACCATTTCGGCAACCATTTCTATTGGATCTAGTTCACTTACGTGATTGAATAACATCATAAACCTAGATTGATTTTATTGATAAGATAAGACTTAACAAGACCAGAGCGAACGATATCCTCAATACCAAACTCAATCATAGAAAACTCTTCCATGTTCTGTAAGATACGTTGGAAATCAATGATGCCTGTACGTTCACTAATTTTTTGTAGATCAGTTTGTGCTGCATCACCACAGAATATAATCTTACTGTCTTGTCCTACACGAGTAATGATACTATCTAACTCGTGGAAGTTCAAGTTCTGACACTCATCAATTATAATAATAGCATTGTCTAATGTGGTTCCACGAATGAAACTAGTAGACCAAAAAGATATACTTTCTTGTGCCTTAAGATTATCATACAACATTTCGTACGAATTGTCATCAGGCATTTCAAACATTGCTTGTACCATATTCTTATATGGT